AGAGTGGATACCCTATGCAGTATCACAATACAAACTAGGACACGCAAAAGAGTTAGTCTTGTTGATTAAGATGGATGTATCGACAAGATGGTGGAAATCAATATCAACCTATCCATTTTTAGCAATTAATAAAAGATTAAAATTTGGAAATGGAAAAGGTGCAGCTCCATTTCAATCAGCAATAGTTTATCTTGGCACTAGACTTGGTAAGTTTAGACGAATATTCGGTAAATATGGAACCCTTTATATGCCAGTAATAGAAGTGTCACAAGAGAAGTTGAATCCTCTTGCAGATGTGTTATATTAATAGTGGGAAAACAAACCATCTGTGGTTTCAACCCCTACTAACATTTGATTGAAAGCAATGTTCCTTGAGAACTAGCGGAAAAGACCTGTAGGGATTGAGTAATTTATGCAAAGTTGCTCCACTATGTTTTTGTTTTCTCTCGTCAATTTATTATTAGACCCTTATGTCAACACGTTCAAGAATCGGTATTCTATTACCAGACGATTCAATCCTATCAGTATATCATCATTGGGATGGATACCCAGAGTGGTTAGGTGTTACTCTCGAAGAACACTTCAATACCTATGAGAAAGCATCTGAACTTATAGATGGTGGAAATATGGGTAGTTGTTATTCTGACAATGAGTACAATTCAGAAACAGGAGAGTATGAAACAATAGAACCCAGAGCAACTTATTATGGTGGCGATGAGGAAGCACCTATCTTAAGTAAGAACTTTGATGAGTTCACACGAATAGATTGTTGGCAAGAGTATGCCTATGTGTTTGTTAAGGACAGATGGGTGGGTTATTCAGTTCGTCACAAATGGAATGATGATTACAGTAAGATGACCGATTGTATCGTAGAGGAGGTAGAAATACCAAAAAAGCAGACAGTTGAATAAGTGTCACAAGGGGGTATCCAACCCCCTTTTTTAGTGCTATAATATGTGTATAACAAAGAAACACCCCTATGGAAAAAGTAATCGGACAATCAGTTCAGAAAACAAATCAGACATTCTTAAGAAGATATGTTGATGACTATTGTAAAGCACTTGATGAGAATTTCAAGCAAGACACAATCAGAAGTTTAGAGCATAACTTGAAGCGTGACCCAGAGTGTACTTATTCAGCAGAGCAACTTGTAAAGATTATGCAAGGTAAAGCAAACCTAGACAAGTTTAGATACTATGAAGGTAAGAAGTACCTTAAAGTAGTAAGAGAAGAGTATGACGAAACAAATGATAGATGGAGAGACACTACAGTTCACGCATTTGTTGACAGTAAAACAGGGGATGTATTCAAACCTGCATCTTGGAAAGCACCCGCAAAACACGTTAGATTTAATTTTTGTAATAAGCAAGACTTATTATTTCTAACTGACCCTAGATGTGTTGGTTGGGCGGGTGGATACTTATACTTGAGATAATATGACAAAAATGACCGCAAAGGAAAAACTAATCTTTATTCTATCTTTCTTATGGATGCTACATTGGGGAACAAATCTTACATCTACCATTTTGGATATGGTTATTCTAAGAAACGGTGTAAGAGTATTACCACTTGGTTTATAAACAAATATCTACCTCGACACAAACTTACGATTGACATTGTTCATCGTAGTTTGTTGAAGGATGATTGTTATGGATTCTTAGACGCAACTTCTTATTCCAGACCCAGAGATTTTACTATATCACTTCATTCTAAAATGAAAGATATTGATTATGTCAAAACTCTTTTACACGAATTAGTGCATTTAAAACAATGGGTAGAGGGTACACTTACACTTAAATCAGGTAGAACATACTACAAAGGAAAGAATGTAAGTGACATCAAATATTATGAGCAACCCCACGAATTAGAAGCATTTAAATTGCAAGAAGAACTATATATTCAGTACAATAGAGATATGTGTAAGTCAGGCAAGGGAAAGTATAATTTTAAAAAATTACCACAATTCACTCTTTAGACAAATGCAACTCAAACACATCGAACACCCCGAAGATACTATCCTTACTGGCGATTTGTCAGCAATTAATTGGTTTACTTTACAGGGTAAAGTATCTCTTAAAATAGATGGTTGCCCTGCTATTGTATGGGGAACTAACCCTGAGAATGATAAATTTTTCGTAGGTACGAAATCAGTATTCAACAAAGTCAAGAAGATGATATGTCATTCTCACGAAGAGATTGATATATTATATGCTGAAAAACCAGACTTGGCAGATAAATTACACAAATGTTTTGATAATTTAGTCAGAACAGAGAATATCTATCAGGGAGATTTGATAGGTATTGGTGGCGATGACTACTACCAACCTAACACGATTGGTTATCTATTTCCATACAAGATAGAACATAATATTATCATCGCACCACACACAGAGTATGTCGCTACAGGAGATTCTCTTGTAGATACTCACGCTATACCACTTGACCATATACTTGAGAATGACTTAGACAAAGTATTGTATGTTCAATGTAATGCTATTGCAAAGTTTCAATCATTTGTATATGATAGATGTCAATTTGCAAAACAAATGGCAACTATGGTTCAGTTTGTTGATGATAAAAAAGCACAACAAATTAAAAAAACTATTAATCATTGTATCCGAACTGGAATACCAATTACAGATGATGTAGTCAATGCTATATCACACTCACATAATATTGACCCTAACTTAATGAGACTTTGGAAGTTAGTTAAGTCAATTAAAATGGATGCACTTAAAAGATGTGAACACGATGGATGGTGGACAACATTTGATGACGATGGCGAAATAGATGGCGAAGGTTATGTAATGTGGAATAGGTGGGGTATATACAAATTAGTGAATAGAAATCAGTTTAGCAGATTAAATTTCCTAACGAATAATAATTGGGTCAGTTCATAAAGTGTCACAAGCTTTATTGAAAAGCGATATGGATACACTATAATAAGTACATAACAAAGAAACCCTTATGAACTCAGGAACTTCAAGCACAGAACTCAATGATATGTTCACAGACTTTGTGAACTACGTTGACAGTTTCTATGGTCAGAATGACCCCATTTATCCTATGATGTCTCAAGAGACTAAACAACCACTTACTAAGTACGACATCCTTAGAGCAACAGAGAACTACCTATCAATGTGTAGTGATAAGACCAACAAGTATTGCACTTGGGGGGATGGAGATAGTCTTGACAGAGAAAGAGTAAGAGACATTCTACTTGAAGAGTACAACTACAAGTTTGTGGGGGAGTAATGGATTACACAAAAAACGAAATAGCACTTATCAACCTGATAAGCAATCTCAACAAAGAATTTTATTATTTTGGAGAGGAAGGCGATCTAATCCCATCCCCACGTTGGGAGATCAGAGAGACAGTTGACAAATTTGTTTCTCAATTTATGCAATCAATCGAATCAGAGAGGGATTTTATTGATGACTAAAATTAGAAGTGAATTTCCACAGACACCACTTAATCTGACTTTGAGAGAAGAACAGATAAGTACCATACTCTATTGCCTAGAGGGTTACTCACAGGGTAACGATGATACAGAGTTGGTAGAAGAGTTAGACGAAATCTTTGAAGTCTTGGAGACTACTGTTGACAAGTTTTACAATAAGATTGAAAAAGCAAGAGCAAAAAGACCAGAGGAGGAATGGTAATGGCAAAACACACACTTGAATTAGATGACTTAGAATTAACAGCACTCATAACACACCTAGAGGGTCAAAGTGAAATAATGTGTGAGTCAAGATTGAATAGTAGTTATCCAAGTGAACTACCTGATAGAGAAGAAGTGCTATTGAATCTTGTATATGCAAAGGCATTTACTGTAGGTTATGAAGCAGACAAAAACCCAAAGGTCGATTTTAATTTAATTCAAAACCAAGATAGGATTTACAAGTACAAATGACAACATTAACATCATACATTGATTGGTCAGCAAAAATACTGAATGACCATTTAAAAACTGAACCAAAATGGTTGGCAACTTGTAGTAAAGTCAACAGATACACTAGGGCGGGTAAAGATGGTAAGTTTATCATTTGCCCAGAATGTAATCAGGGTGCATTTGTGTTTCACTTTAGTTGGTCGGCATTAAACTGTCAACATTGTGACACTATGATAGAAAAAAATGATTGGAAGGTAACAGGATGAAATTTGACAACTACGAACTATCTACAATACACTACACTATAGGTTATTACATTGACAATGCTAACCTTGATGAAGATGAAAATGAGTGGTTAAATCTACTCAAAGAAAAGGTTGATAGTATTATGATGTCAAACATCAAATATGAAAGTGAGTGTGGTTAGGACAGTTAAATTACTGTCACACCATATTGATATATGGTAAAATCTTTGCTATAATAATAGTAATTACAAAATGATTATGACCCCCGAAGAAAAGTATCGTGACCTCTACGAACAGATGTATGACCTATGTGAAGAACAGGGATGGGGTGATCCATTCTCTTATGCAAGGTCAAGGGAAATTTATATGGCAGGTTTACTTGGTCATAAGGTTGCAGATGACTATTCTGGAGAAGATGCAATAGATGAAGATGGTGGTTGTGAATACAAATCCACCATAGGTAAGAGTGTTAATGGTACATATAATGGTATCAGTGTTCAAGACTCTTGGGAAGAACAAGAGAAATATATCGTGGAGGACAAGATTGGTAAGTATCAAAATCATTACTATGCAAGATTCAAAGAGGGTAAAGTTGAGGAAGTATGGAAATTAAATTGTGATGATGTCTTGAAGTTATTGTTACCAAAGATTAAGAAGCAGTTTGATGAGGGTACATCACACAAGAAAGACCCTAGAATAGGTGTAAGTATTGGACAAAAAGAGATTGAGAATTATGGCCAAAGAATTAGATAGTGGTAAATTAATGTATTCGAGTGGTAACAATGATGAGTGTTACACACCCGACTATGGAGTTGAACCAATACTTAAATATATTCCAAAAGATACCACAGTTTGGTGTCCTTTTGATACAGAAGAGAGCCAGTTCGTCATACAAATATCAAAACAAAACAAAGTTATTCGTTCTCATCTGGAGAGTGGTCAAGACTTTTTTGATTATGAACCAGAGGAGTGGGATATGATAGTTTCTAATCCACCATTTACAGATAAGAGAAAGTTTTTTGAGAGAGCATTATCTTTTAATAAACCATTTGCTTTAATCATGACTAATACTTGGTTAAATGATTCAGCACCTAAACAGTTATTCAAGGATAAGGATTTACAGTTGCTTATGTTTGATAAGAGAATGAAGTTTATAAGTCCTGATGGTAGAAACAATGATAAGATTACATTTAGTAGTAGTTACTATTGTTGGAACTTCTTACCGAAACAAATCATAATGGAAGAGTTGAAAGTGCCAAAGAAAAAAGTGTCACAAGATATATCCACACCCTTAACTAAACTGTTATACTAATAGTATTAATGAGATTTTAATGAAATTACGTTCACATCAGTTAGATTCACTTATTGCTATGCAGAAGTGCAACAAAGGTCAGATTATTGTACCCACTGGTGGTGGTAAGACAATGTGTATGATCGAAGATGCAAAGTATAGATTTGATATGAATAGTGTATCAAAGACTATCGTTGTTGTTGCTCCTCGTATCTTACTTGCAAATCAGTTATCAGCAGATTTTCTTGAGCATATCACAAATGTAGATGTGATGCACGTTCATAGTGGAGAGACTCATCACTTCAGCAGTACAAAAACAGAAGTGATTGAAAACTGGTATCACAACAGTATCAGAAATCAGTTGATCTTTACAACATATCATTCACTACACAGAATTACAGAGTCACTTGATATTGAGATTGATACAATATACTTTGATGAAGCACACAACTCAGTTCAGAAAAACTTTATCGAAGCAGTTGAGTATTGTTCAATATATGCACAGAGAAAGTATTTCTTTACAGCAACACCAAAGCATAGTTTGACACCTAAGAAAGTTGGTATGAATGATAGTGACATTTTTGGTCAGGTCATTTGTAATGTACCAGCTCCTAAGTTAGTTGATGAAGGTCACATTTTACCACCAAAAGTTGTGGTCAAAAAGATTGATGTTACTGACGATAGCAGATTTGGTTATGAGAAAGATTGCGACCATATTATTGAAACGATTGATGATGTTGATGTTGATAAAGTTTTGATATGTGCAAGATCAACAAAGCAAATCGTAAGTCTAATTGCACTCTCAAAGTTTGTTGGTGAGTTAGCATGGAGAGGTTACTCTTACATGTACATCACTTCAAAAACTGGTGGTGTGATTGATGGTCAGAAAGTGACAAGAGAAGAGTTTTTTGATACTCTCAATGCGTGGGGTAAAACAGACAAGAGATTTGTAGTTTTACATCACAGTATATTATCAGAAGGTATCAATGTCAATGGTCTCGAAGCAGTATTGTTTTTGAGATCAATGGACTACATTGGTATTAGTCAGTCGATTGGTCGAGTCATTCGTAAGGGAGACATCACTAAGCAATTTGGTTTAGTATGTATTCCAGTATATGACAAGGTTGGTATTAGTACATCTAAGAAAGTACAGGCAGTTGTTGATACTGTATTCAAAGATGGTCAGCCAGCAATTAGCATAGTTCGTAGTTAATTATGCTATAATATAAACATTATGAGTTAAAACAATGCACGATTCAACACTTGATTTATTCGCAAAAGTTGGTATTGATGCCAACGATATTGAAGCTCTAGCTGCATATTATGAAGTCACTTGTGACTATTATATGGAAGAGTTTTTAGGACTAGAGGATTTAATAAGTTGAAGGACACAATACTATTCGGAGATTGTAGAAAAACAATTTCAAAAATAACTGAACCAGTAAAAATGTGTGTCACTTCGCCACCATATTATGGACTTCGTGACTATGGCACAGCAACGTGGATAGGAGGAGACCCTAATTGTAATCATAGGAGAGACACTAAAGTTAATCCTGAGACTTGTAATACAGGACATAAAAACCACGATACTATGTTAGGTGTAGGAGACGCAATTTATAAATCAGTGTGCGAAAAGTGTGGTGCAATTAGACAAGATAGTCAAATTGGACTAGAGGAAACACCAGAAGAATATATTGATAATCTTGTAAATTTATTTCGTGATGTCAGGGAGGTGCTAACTGATGATGGAACACTATGGATAAACATAGGAGATAGTTATTATAATTATCGTAGTGATGGAAATTATCCAAAACAAACAGTAAGTAAAACAAATCAAGATTTACCCAGTTTTTCCCCAGTTCGTGGTAATAAACTAGAGGGATATAAGAGTAAAGATTTAATTGGAATCCCTTGGCTGTTGGCATTTGCATTAAGAAAAGATGGGTGGTATTTAAGGCAAGATATTATATGGAATAAACCAAATCCTATGCCAGAAAGTGTAAGAGATAGATGCACCAAATCACATGAATATATTTTCCTATTAAGTAAAAGTAAAAACTATTACTTTGATGTAGATGCAATTAAAGAATCAACTATAGATGGTAAAGGATTAAAAAGAAAAAGAAGTGTGTGGACAGTAAATACTAAACCATATAAAGCTGCACATTTTGCAGTATATCCACCAGAGTTGATTGAACCTTGCATTAAAGCTGGTAGTCAGAAGGGAGATATAATTCTTGACCCTTTTATGGGCTCAGGAACTACTGGTATGGTTGCAAAGTCATTAGGTCGTTATTATATTGGGTGTGAACTTAATGAAAATTATGGTAAGTTAATTCAAAACCGAGTATCAGAATACACTATAAACTTGGAAGATTTCGTGTGAGTGTGCCAGTTTGTTAGGTTACACACATATACTTGCATTATTCGTGAATCTGGTTTATATTAAGAATGTCGAAACAAACCACTTAAGATTAACTTAGTTGGTTGCTATGCCCGAAAAGCATCAATGGGTTAGGTGTGAGTCCTAACTATCTCCGAAAGGATAAGGGAAATCATTGAATCAAGTAGGGGTGCAGGTGTAAGCGATTCCCATAGCGTAAATTTGGCCTCCAAAGTGAAACTTTGAGGAGTTAGGCCCACGTTTGCTTTAGTGAGTTTTGTTTTCCTCCGCCAATCTTATACATAATCATGGACAAATCCAAAGAAGAGTGCATTAATCAAATTGACAATTACTATTGTCAAAGATTAACTGAACTGGTAGATTTAAAAATGTATGATGAAGCACACTCTATCTTTGAGGAATTTTCACTTGGCGATGATGAGTCATATCAATGGCTTTTCATTCAATTTGAAGATGATGATTCAGAAACTTTATCTATCGAAGACGAAACTAACAGATGAAAACTGCATTGATTACTGGTGGTGCTGGATTTATAGCACATCACTTGATTGCTCGTATTCTAACTCAAACAGATTGGAACATAGTTACACTTGATAGACTTGATTATAGTGGCAATCTCAATCGTCTCAATGATATACTACAATATGAATGTACACCGAATGAGAGAAAGAGAGTCAAGGTAGTTTGGCATGATCTCAAGGCGGAATTAAATCCACTTGTAAGACGTGAGATTGGTAAGGTAGATTATATTTTACATCTTGCTGCTGGATCTCATGTGGATCGTAGTATTGATTATCCAATGGAATTTGTAATGGATAATGTGGTGGGAACTTGTAATATATTAGACTTCGCTAGGTCACTTGATCACTTAGAGAGATTCCTATATTTTAGTACTGATGAGGTATTTGGGCCAGCTCCTAATGGTATCAAGTATCAAGAGAATGATAGATATAATTCTACAAATCCATATAGTGCAACTAAGGCAGGCGGAGAAGAGTTAGCAGTTGCATACGAGAATACATATCAACTACCAGTTTATATAACTCACACTATGAATGTATTTGGCGAGAGACAACACCCAGAAAAATATATTCCAATGTGTATTCGTAGAATACGAGACGGCGAGAAAGTCACTATCCATAGTGACAGCACGAGAACTGTGCCTGGCTCGAGACACTATATACACGCTGATGATGTAGCGAGTGCTGTATTGTTTCTACTTAATTATAAAGGTAAATTTGAGAAAACATGGGGCAATGCTAAATGCCCTAAGTTTAATGTTGTAGGTGCTGAAGAGTTAGATAATCTAAAACTGGCAAAGATAATTGCTCAAGCACAAGATAAGAAATTAAAATATGAAATGGTTGACTTTCATTCATCAAGGCCAGGCCATGACTTACGTTATGCACTTGATGGTAACAAGATGAGAGAGTTAGGGTGGGCGCCAGATACCACAGTTGTTGAGCGCCTACGAGACGTAACAACTTGGACATTACAAAATGACCGCTGGTTATAATCCACAAGTCAACGACTATGTAGTATGGACTACAGAATTAGGTCAAGTCCATAAAGGTTGGGTATATTTTGTTGCCAGTGAAACAGAGCATAAAAAAGGTTGGCGAGCACCTACGAGATATATCTCTATCGAGATTGCTACAAAACCTCGAAAGCAATGTGACTTGACTACATTCTTACATAAACGTATTCATGTATGCCTATGTTGTTTTGAGCATAATTGGAATGAATTAGAATTAATCAAAAAAAGAAAAAGTAAATATGATGATACAATAATATGGGAATCGAACATGGCAATGTATTAATGTGCCAGTTTTATTAGTGTCTATCTTTTATTGATTTGTGAATTTGATGAACTAATATAGAGTCATAAATCAATGGAGCAAATTTATGGCATTATGCGATAATTGTGGAAACTATGATGAATCCTATAAAGAGGATTTAGATTATACCACAGACTCTCATTTAGAGGCACAAAACTACCAACCAGATTTATATTACTATTGGGATAGTCCAATAGAAGAGGATTACGATTGGCGTGATGCTCTGCCAAATGCTGATTGTTTATGTGAGATTTGTTTTGACATACTCAATTCAGAGAAAAAAATTAAATGGGTGTGCCAATAATATTAGTGTCACATCAAAGGTAGATTTCTCAACTCTACCGATTATAATATAACTATACCACCAAAGGAGATTTATGCCACTCTACACTTCCTATTCTGAAGAGACACAAACTCAAATCGAAGAGTTCCTAGAAAATACATTCGGTTGGGACGAAGATGAACTTGTTGATTTTATTGAAGAGCACGGCGAAGAGAAATTCAAATTATATTTTGAAGAGTATGCTGATATGGTAGATGACATTGGAATAGGTGTTGTTTCAGCATTCCTAGAGAATTTTGATATTGCTGACATATCAAGTTGCCGTGATGCTTATCAAGGTTGTTATGAGAGTGGCGCTGAGTTCGCTCAAAACCTTGCTGAAGATTGTGGCGATGTTCCTAGAGGAATGTCAAGTTGGATAGAGATAGATTGGAAAGCAAGTTGGGATAACCTAGACTATGATTATGTAGAGTGTAGTGACGGGCATATCTTTAGTCAAAACTTTTAAATAATAGTGGGGTTAGGTTGTATTTGTAAAGCGTATTCCTATTAGGTTAGGTCAAATGAAGCACCTCTTACTAACCCCACAACCAGTTAAAAAAGTGGCACACTATCGGTGGATTACTTCTATCCACCGATTATAATGAAGTATATCAAACGAGGTTTCTATGAACTCAGGTACAACATCTACCAAACTCAACGATATGTTAACAGAATTTGTTGACTATGTTTATTCATTCTATGGCGACAAAAAAGACGCCCTATATCCTTTATTCAATGTCGATACAGACAAACAAGTTGATAAAGTAGACATTCTCGGTGCTGTCTATGATTATCTACATGAGATAACTAGACGTGATGATGAAAAATTTACTTGGGGCGATGGCGACTCACTCGATAGAGAGAGAGTTAGAGATTTCTTAGTTAGAAATTATGGATATTCTACTGACTTTGATGGCGGTAGTCTATGGGCACTTGATGGAACTTCACTAGGTTA